ACTTTCGATCTGGAAGACCGGGTGCGCGGGCGCGGCGCGTGGCGCGACGACGACGGGCAGTTGATCTTTCACGCCGGGGATGCGGTGTGGATCAGCGGCCAGTGGCGGCCGCCGGGTCAGCATGGACGGTTCATCTATCCGGGCCGCCCCAAGATCGGGCGGCCCAGCCGGTCGCTTGAGCGCGCGGGCGCCGGGTCGCCGGGGGACGTGCTGCTGCAGGGGCTGCAAAGCTGGAACTGGGACCGCAAGGAGCTGGACCCGAGGCTGGCTCTGGGGTGGATCATGACGGCCATGGTCGGCGGGGCGCTGGACCAGCGGCCCGTGATCTATGTGACCGGCGGCGAGGGCGCGGGCAAATCCACGCTGCAGAAGCTGTTCCGCTTCCTGATGAACGGGGCGCTGCTGGCCACGTCGAACACGACGCAGGCGGGCATCTATCAGAAGGTCAAGCAGGACAGCGTCGCCGTGATGGTCGACGAAATGGAGGCCAAGGAAGACACCCGCACCACGGACAAGATCCTGGAGCTGGCGCGGGTCGCCTATTCCGGGGACAAGATGCAGCGCGGCGGCAAGGACGGCGTGGGGCAGGAGTTCAGCGTCAACTCCAGCTTCATGATGTCGTCCATCGCCGTGCCGCCCATCGACGCCCAGGACGCCAGCCGCATGGCGATCTTGATGCTGCGCGAGCGCGTGTCGCGGGACACGACGCTGGAAGACCTGGGGCTGCGCGAGGCGGCCAAGGTGCAGGCCATCGGGCGTCAGCTGTTGAAGCGGATGATCTGGTGGTTCGAGGGCAAGGCGGGCGCCGACTGGCAGGCGCTGATCGGCGTGTTCAAGGCGTCGCTGGTCGAGGTGGGCCACAACGACCGCTCGGCCGACACCTTCGGGGCGTTGGCGGCGGCGTGCCACGCGGCGCTGCGGGACGACATGCCCACGGCCGAGGAGCTTCTGGAATGGCAGGGGCTGTTGAAGGCCGAGCAGCTGGTGGAGACCAGCGGCCGCGAGAGGACCTGGCGTCGGGCGTTCATGCACCTGATCGAGGCGCAGCCGGACACTATTCGAAACGTCAAGCACAAGTCGGTGGGATCGGTTCTTCTGGCGTGGCGCAACAACTGGGGCGGCGTGATCGACGAAAAGGCCAGTCTTGAGGATGTTCTCTACACGCTGAAGCACTTCGGCATGACGCTGAGCTTCGGCAAGGATAAGTTCGGAGCCCCGAATCCCGAGGATTGGACCCATGCTCGCCTCTTCATCCCCGCCAGGCATCCGGGCCTGAACGTGCTGTTCAGCGGCACGCCCTGGGCCGGAAAGATGGGCGCGCCCGGACCCTGGCTGGGGGTGCTGCGCCAGATGCCGAAACACCTGTGGGAGAACGGGAAATGCGATCGAGGCCTGGACAAGAAGGCGAGCGGGATCATGGTGCGCCTGTCCGAGGCGCTGGACTGGGACGACGCGATGCCCGTGCCGATGGCGGCGTGAGGGGAAACTGGTTAGATCACCCCTCCGCTAAATATAGGAGAGCGACTTGGCCAAACTTGTTAAGTTCAAGCAGACTACTGGTGAGCCCGTTTGGATTGCGCCAGCCCATGTGCAAGCCGTAACCGCCAGCCGTGAAGTGGTTGATGCAACAATCATCTACGTCGCCAATCCTGCGAAAGCGCTTGTCGTCGATGGTGCCCCGGACGCTGTAGTCGCGAGGCTTGAGGACTAAAGTTGAGCGCGCCCACGGCGCGCGAGGCATGAAATGACGAGGCCTCGCAGCGATCAGCTGCGGGGCCTTGTTGCGTCGCCGACCAGGCGACGCCCCGCACTCCTTCACAAGAGCCCGCGCAGCGCCCGTCAGGGCGCGGTGCGCGCGGGCGCCGCATAGAGGTCAGGGGACACGCCCCGACCCCGCCTGGAGAGGCGAGAAACCGGCCTCACACAGGCCTCTGTCCGCCCCCGACCCGGCCCGGTGTAGCGAGGATTGAGGCTGCGCCGAGGGTCAGGGGACCCCAGGCGAGACGGTTCTAGGGTTCTGCCCTGGGTTCTGTCGAAAAGCGCGGCGGCTCAATCACTTCGCAAATCATAGAACCGTAGAACCGTAGAACCGGCGCGACCCCTCACACGCGGAGATAATAGACGCTCCCTCTCACGCATATGCGAGGATATGAGAGTTCTACGGTTCTATGGTTCTGACGTTGCCCAAAAGCCCGAAATCGCGGGAATATTCATAGAACCGCCGAAAGAACCCTCTAGAACCCAATAAACAACGGTCGAAATATGAATATGCCGACGCTCCCGGGCGTCGCCCCGGCTCCGAAGCGCGGCCCGGGCCGTCCGAAGGGCTCGACCAACAAACGGTCGGGCGACCTGCAGAAGTATGTCGAGGCCCAGTTCGCCGGGCTGACGCCTGGGCAGCAGTCGGCGCAGATCGCCCTGGTCTCGTCGGCGGAGCTGCGCGAGGCGAAGGGCGACCTGGTCATGGCCATGGCGGCGAAGGCCCGGCTTCTGGCGTACGAGCTGGGGTGCGAAGCGAAAGAGGCGTGGCTACTGATGCAGCGGGAGCGGGCGGACCTGCTGCCCTACATCCACCAGAAGCGCGCGCCGAAGGCCGAGGACGACGGCAAGGACGCGCCGCCGGTCACCTTCGTGGCCGTGCCGGTGGACGGCATGACGGCGGCCGGCCAGGGCGGCGACCTGGGCGAGTGGGACACGCCGCCCGACTTGCTGGAAAATCAAGGGGTTAGCGTGATCGAGGGCGAGCAAGTCACATCCCCGAAGTCACACGACGACACCTAAGCGCCTGTAATCGCTGCGCTTCACCCACGCACGACCGCTGATCAGAAATCAGCGGAGGGGCGCCCCCTCGGCCCTCCCCCCGCCCCCCTCGCGACCCCCCGGCCCCAAACCCGACCGCCGATCGTTTTCCCAGGGGGAGGCCTTCCGGCAGGTTCACGCCCTCAGCGCCGTCCGCCCCCCCAATGGGCAGGCCGAAAACCGACTGCGACGAACAGGGTCAGGGTCGGGGTTTCGGCTTGTCGGAAAACGCACGCAGGATTGAACAGCGCACATGGGGCTTCGCCGGTCCGGTGGCGCGCCGGTACGAGTTCGACCGGGGCCTGGGGGCGTTCATTGTCGGGCCGACGGCCGGGGGGAAGACGATAGCTTCGGCCCGGCGGTGTCTGCGTGCTGCTCTCTGGCAGCAACCTAGTCCGAGAGACGGCTGGCGTCGAGCGCGGATTTTTGTGGTGTGCCCGACCTACCGGATCGCCTGGGACAGCGTGATCCCGTCCTATCTGAAGGTGATGGACCGCCCGTGGGGGAAGTGGAACGGGGCCAAGGGCGACCCGGCCGACCATCTGATCCAGATCGGCGGTCAGGGGCCGGACGGTCAGGGACCGGTCGAGGTCGACGTGCGCTTCCGCGCCGTGCAGGACCTGGACCTGGATGAGTTCTTCCGGGGCAAGGAGTGTACCGGCTTCTGGCTGCCCGAGGTGGACACCCACAAGTCGTCGGACATCATCAGCTACGCCCTGAACCGGGTCGGGCGCTTTCCCGAGCCCGAGGACCGGCTAGCGCCGCCGGCGCCGCCCGGATGGTCAGGGGTGTTCGGGGACGCCAACACGCCGCTGATCGGCAGCTGGTTCGACGAGCAGTATTACCAGGGCGCGCCTGAAGGCTTCAAAATCCACAAGCAGGCGCCGGGCTATGATCCCGACACGGCCGACGGCTTCCATGCGAAGGCTGAGAACGTCGCCAACCTGAAGAAGATCCACCCGGAATACTATCGCGACCGGGCGCGGCTGATGGACGTGCACGACGTCGAGCGCCTGTTCCAGTGCAAGCGCAAATACGGCCGCTTCGGCCAGCCGGTGCACCCCTATTTCGACGAAGGCGCGCACGTCGCGCCCGGCCCGATGGAGCCGGACGCCGAACTGCCCGTCGTCATCGGCGTGGACGTCGGCTTTCGGGGCGCGGCGGCCTTCCTGCAGCGGTCCCTCTTCGGTCACTGGCGGCAGTATGCCGAGATCGTCGCATATGACACCGAGAACGGCGAGATGGACGCGGTGGAGCTGGGCCAGGCGATCAAGGCCAAGCTGCAGACCCGGTTCCCGCGCTGCCGGCGCGCCATCATCGTCATGGATCCGGCGGGCAAGAGCCGGTCCAGCGTCAACAAGGGCATGAGCTGGATCGGCGAGCTGCAGCGGTCCTCGGGCATCCGCGTCATTCCGGCCCCGACCAACGACCCCAAGCTGCGCCGCCACGCTCTGAAGGCGGCACTGCAGCGCCGCAACGGCTTCCTGATGGACCCGGAGTGCCGGTTCAGCATCACGGCGCTGAACGGCGGCTTCCACTACCCCAAGCGTGGCGACAGTACGTCGATGGTGGCCAAGAAGAACGAGTATTCGGACTGCGGCGAGAGCATCGAATACGCCTGCCTGGGCGGCGATGGCATCAACGACCGCGCCGGTGTGCTGCCGTCGATGGGGCTGGAGGCGCCCGGGGCGTCCAACGTCGTCGAAGTGGTGTTCGATTGACCCGCCCGTCCGCCCCCCGTTCGGGCGGGGGCAGTGTGGCCTCATGAGCTTTCTCCGTCGCCAGAAGGTCCGTGAAGAACCGCGCCCCGTCGATCCGGCGGACGTGCAGAACCGGCTTGACCAGGAGCGCAAGAAGCGGCTGCGCGGCGGCGGGCGGCAATCGACCTTCCTGAGCGAGGCCGCCGCCGACGTCGCCGTTGCCGGACCCGCGCCGACCCTGACGGGGATCGGCGGATGAGCGAGGCGGAGGTCAAGGCCCCGGCCGTGGTCCGCGCCCCGTCGATCACGGACGAGGGCAAGCGGATCCGCAACGCCTGGGAGGAGGCGCAGGAGCTGCGCCGGCCGTTCGAGGCGGGCTGGCAGATGGTCGCCGACTACTTCTATCCGTCCTCCAGCTTCACCGTGTCGTCCTCGACGCCGGTGTTCCGCCGCAACCGCCGCGTGGTGACCAATACGCCGCGCCAGGCGCTGAAACAGGCGGCGGCCCTGTTCGTCGCCTACGCCATCGACACCACCCAGCCCTTCCTGGCCCCCAATGTGAACCGGGGCATGGCCCTGTCGGGCCGTGCGCGCTGGGGCAAGGGGCCGGACGGGCGCGAGCTGGCGCTGTCGGACGCCTCGCGCGACTATCTGGACGACCTGCGCTGGCAGCTGTTCGACGCCCAGATGGCGCCGCAGTCGGGCATGGTCACGGCCGTGGCGCGCTGCGGGCTGGAGTTCCTGGCCTTTGGCAACTGCGTCCGCTGGGTCGGCCGCAAGCGCGGCTTCGGCCCGCGCCACCAACACCGGCCGCTGCGCAGCTGCTGGTGGGCGGTCAATGAGGACGGGGAGATCGACACCCTGTTCTTCGCCTGGACCCTGCCGGTGTGGCGGCTGAAAACGGCCTATCCGCAGGCGCTGCAGCATCCGAAGATCGCCAAGCTGGCCGAGGATCCGAAGAAGGCGCGCGAGACGGTGCGCCTGCTGCACCTGGTCGAGCCGCGCCAGGGCGGCGTGCGCGGGGCGGTGGCCTCGCACAAGCCGTTCGCCAGTCTGACCCTGCTGCCCGACCACGACATGTTCGAGGTCAAGGCCGAGGGCTACGACAGCTTCCCCTATCAGGTGGCGCGCATGGACCTGTGGGAGGGTTCGCCCTACGCCACGGGCCTGGGCTTCGACGCCCTGCCCGACGCCATGGCGCTGAACCACTTCTCGGGCGGGCTGGAACGGGCCATCGACCTGATCAACGACCCGGTGCTGTTCGCGCCCACGCGGCTGTTCGGCAACCGGCTGGACCGGCGCCCGGGGCAAGTCAACGTCTATGATCCGGTCAACCTGGGCTTCCAGTCGCTGCGCGACGCGATCCAGAAGGCGGACATCGCCGGGGATCCCAGCTGGGCCGAACGGCGCATCGCCGCCCTGACGGCCAATATCGAAAAGGTCTTCTTCGGCACCTTCATCAATCTGCGCGACGCCTCGAACGTCACGGCCGAGGAGATCCGCGAGCGCCGCGACCTGCGCCAGCGGGCGATGAGCTATCTGGTCCCGTCGTTCGACCGCGACCTGTTCGGCAAGGGCGCCGACCGCGAGCTGGAAGCACTGCTTGAAGAGGACCTGGTCCCCGCCCCGCCCGCCGAGCTGTCGGACCTGGACGTGGACTGGGACTACGCCGGGCCGCTGGCCAAGGCGCAGATGCTGACCCAGGTGGATGGGGCGCTGCGCCTGTTCGACGCCGCCGCTATGGCCAAGCAGTTCGATGACAGCGCCGGCGACGTGGTGGCCGTGCACGAGGCCCTGCGCACCATCAACGACAGCCTGGGCAATGCGCCGGGCATGGTGAACAGCCGCGCCGCCGTGGCCGAGATGCAGGCCCAGCGGGCCGAGGCCGAGGCCCAGGCGCGCGAGAATGAGGCCCTGACCGCCCAGGCCACCGCCCTGCGCGACGCCGGGCAGGGCCTGGCCTCGATCGAGAACGCCGGACAACCGGCCATGGCGGCATAGGGCCGCGCACCACAGGAGAGACGGCCTTGAGCAAGCCAGACAGCAGCCCTCAGTGGCGCGAAATGGAAACCGCCCCGCTCGACGGGACATGGATCCTTGGTCGCGACAAAGACGGTCGTAAAGCGCGCATCCAGTCCCGCGTGACCCACCCTTCGATCCCGGACATTCGACACTGGGGTGAAGGCGAAGTCGAGAAAGCCGGAAGTTGGGAGAAGTCCAAGTGCTTCTACCCTGTTGAATGGCGACCGGAGCGCTCATGACCGACGCCGTGCCCGCCGACACGCCCGAGCTGGAGCGGGCGCATGGGTTCGATAGCGCGCGGCTGATCGCGCGTGTGCGCGACGGCGACGAGGCGGGCGTCCGCGAAGCCTATCGCCGGACCTTCGGCCATGAGCTGGGCCGCGTCGTGCTGCTGCACGCCCTGGCCCAGATCGGCGGGGTCGGCCAGGCGCGCGGGCCTGAGACGCCGCCGGACGCCAATCACCGCAACGGCCGCGCCAGCGCGGTCCTGGACATCGCCGGCCTGGCCGGTTTCGACCCGGTCGCCGTGGCGGCGGCCGGACTGACGCAGATCCTTGAAGGAGCAGACTATGAGCACGGCTACGGACACCCCCAGCACCACGTCCGCAACCCCGCCGTCCGGTTCGGAGACGAGCACGACGCAGACCCCGCCGGCGACCGCGCCGGAAGCGGGGACCTCGACGCCGGGGGCGGCGACTTCGGCAGCGCCGTCTGACGGCGGCGGCCAGAGCGACGCCCCTTGGCAGGACGCCCTGCCCGACGACCTGAAGACCAACCCGCTGTTCCGCAACTACAAGTCGCCTGAAGAGGCGATGAAGGCGCACGCCAACCTCTACAAGCAGCGCGGCATTCCCGCCGAGCGCCTGCTGACCGTGCCGGAGAGGCCGCAGGACCAGGCCCCCGACGACTGGGCGCCGATCCACAAGGCGCTGGGCGTGCCGGACGATCCGAAGGACTATCAGATCGAGCTGGCGCCCGAGGCGGCGGCGGACACGCCCGAGCTGGCCAACATCCTGCGCGAGCTGGGCGGCAAGGCGAAGTTCCAGCCGTCGCAGATGGCGGCGGTGATCGAGACGCTGAACGCCCTGGGCCAGAAGGCGGCCCAGGCCGAGGCCGAGGCGCTGGCCGTCGAGACCCGCACCGTCACCGACACCCTGAACAAGGAATGGGGCGCCGCCGCCGAGGGCAACCGCCGGGCCATCGGCAAGCTGATCCGCGACGCCCTGGGCGGCCAGATCGACGAGACGGCGCAGGCCGACCTGGAAACCAAGCTGGGCTCGAACCTGACCCTGTCGCGCGTCCTGGCCCACGCCATCGGCAAGATGGCCGAACCGCAGGCGCCCGAGGGCGCGGGCGCGGCGACGACGACGCGGCAGCTGACCCCGGCGGCGGCGCAGGCGGCGCTGAACGCCTTCCAGGGCGACAAGGAGAAGATGGCCGCCCTGAACAACAAGAGCCACCCGCAACACGGCGCGGTGCTGGAAGAGCGCCGCCAGCTGCTGGCCCAGGCGCGCGGCGAGAAGCGGCCCGATCAGGTCGCTTGACGGATCGGGCAAATCAGTTCAGCCCATGCGTAACGGTTGGGGTGCTCCGTTTCAAAGCACCCGCCCTTCCCTCCCCGGAGACCGCGCAAGCGCCGGACCAGGGGGAAGCGCCCCAGGCGGGCGAGACCGCCAGGCACGCACGACCGTCCGGTCGAGACTGCAGCCGATCAAACCAGACCCGCTTGGGCTAACGCGCGTTCGCGCTGCTTGAGCCCGGGCCTTTGATCGAATGCAGGAGGGCGTGCGCCCCATGGACTATTCCCAGATCACCCAGGCTGACGTCGACGGCTTCCGCGCGAACCTGAACATGGTTCCGCAGCAGACCGAGAGCGTCTATCTGCCCCACATCGACGCCGACCTGAGCTATTCGGAAGCCGGCAAGATGTTCAACGTCGACAGCATCGGCCAGTCCGATCCGAAGGACGTGGACACCGTGGTGCCCGACAGCCCCGAGGGCCTGCTGGAGATGACGCGCCGCGTCGGCTTCCTGAAGCAGTTTCACGACGGCAAGTTCATCGAGAGCATCCAGAAGGTCCACCAGCTGCAGGACCCGACCGACAAGGTCATGGCCTCCATGCGCGCCGGCAAGATGCGCAAGCTGGACAGCCGCGTCCGCGACGCCTTCTTCGCCCCCGCCCGCATCGGCGAGAACGGCGAGAACATCCTGAACTTCCCGTCGGGCAAGATCGTCGACGTGGCCAGCCGCAAGTTCCTGCACACGCTGGAGAAGGAAGCCGTGCCCGCGTCCGGCGCCCTGCCGCTGACGCTGGGCAAGATCCTGACGGCGCGCGGCATCATCCGAAAGACCAAGATCCTGCAGTTGCATCAGGGCGGCCGGATCAAGCTGGCCCTGCGCGAAGACGACGTGTCGCAACTGCTGACCACCATTCCGGTGACCAGCGCCGACTATCGCATCGTCCAGCAAATCCAGTCAGGAGACCTGAGCCACGCCTGGGGCGTAGACTTCGTGATGGACGAAGACGTGCACCTGAAGAACGGAACGACCGACACCTTCATACTGCCGATGTGGGTCGACAAGGTGATGCAGCTGAAGGCGCGGGAGATCCACACCGCGACCATCGAGAAGCGCACCGACAAATCCATGCGCGCGTACGCCTACTACGAGACCGAAGCGGGCGCCGCTCGCGGCTGGGACGAAGGCGTCGCCGGGATCGAGGTCAAGGACATCGCTTAATCACCGGCCTGCCGGGCGTCGCCCTGAGGCCCGGCAGGCCGCCCTCTTCTTCTTCGCCTTCGGGCGTGCGGACCCCGGAAAGGCCGCAGGATGACAAGGAACGAAACCCATGGCCCGTCATATCGGTGCAATCCTCGGAGCCGCCCACCTCGCCGCCAGCGGCGCGGCGGGCTCTCTGACCGACCCCTTCTTCAGCAACGGCCGCGTGGTGCGGATGCTGCGCGACTACTGGACCGGCAACGCCGCCCAGGACGACGTGGTCTCGCTGGGCTATGTCGACTGGACGACGCGCTTCGACGCCATCTCCACGATCGAGTTCACCGACTTCGGGACGGCGATCACCCTGGACATCGGCGTCGCCAACGACACCGACTGCCTGGTCGCCGCTCAGGACGTGGCGACGGCGGCGGGCTCGGCCTCGCTGCTGAAGTCCGTCGCCATCGGCAACCGTCACAAGCCGCTGTGGGAGTTGGCCGGCTACGCCTCGGCCCAGGCGGCGCGCGCCGCCACGGTGAAAGACGGCGGGCGGGCCGAGCTGATCGCCACCCTGAAGGGCGGCGACCCCGACGCGGGGACGCTGAGCTGGGCCGTGTACGGTTCGGCGCAGTAAGCCGCCCCGCATGACTTCCCCGCCCCGGCCGTGCTGCTCAAACACAGACGGGGCGGGTTGAAACCGAAGGCGGGAGGGACGGGACCCCTCCCGCCTTCGACGTTTTGAGTACGGCCGCCGCCCGAGGAGCCAGACGACATGAGCGATGCGACGACGAGGTTGATCAACGGCGCCCTGGTGCAACTGGGCGAAGATCCGGTGCCGTCCGCCGATCTGGACCCGCCGCCGGGGCGGCTGGTGAAGATCCTGCCGCATGTGCAGCCGGCCATAGACGCGGTGCTGGTGAAGTACGGATGGCTGTGCGCGCTGGAGTATTTCGAGCTGCAGCCCTCGGGTCTGGTCCCGGCGAACTGGAAGTTCCCCGTCCACTATGTGGCGCCGGACGGCGCGCTGAGGTTCTGGGAGGTCGACCGTCGCAGCGGCTGGGAGCGCGGCGTGTGGAGCCGGGACGGCGTCAGCCAGCCCGTGCTGCGCGCCAAACAGGGCGGCCCGGTGCGCGTCAGCTGCGTCATGCGCCGGGCGGCCGATGCTTTGGACGCCAACGTCCACGACGCCGTCGTGTTCGAGCTGGCGGCGCGGGCGGCCAGACCCATCGGCGGTTCGACCGAGCGGGCGCTGGAGCTGCGCAAACTGGCGGACGACGCGGTGCTGGCGGCCATGGGCACCGACGGCCAGGACGCGCGCGCCGACGAGGCCGTGTTCGCCGATCGGGTGGGCGCGTTGAGAGCTTCGGCCCAATAGGGCGGCCGTCCGCCCCCCCAACGGGCGACGCCAATCTGGCCCGATGCGGCAGATCGGTTTCAATAACGCTTTCAACGTCGGCGAACTGAGCCCCGACGCCTGGTCCCGTTCGGACCTGGCGCAGCATTCCAAGGGCTGCGTCCTCGGCTACAACATGATCGGCCGGGTGGCCGGGCCGACCGGGCGCCGTCCGGGGACGTGGTTCGTCGGCCACCCAAAGATGCAGAGCCGACAGGCGCGCCTGATCCCGTTCAGGCGCAACAGCGCCGACGCCCTGGTGCTGGAGTTCGGCCACAACTATGTGCGCGTCTGGACGGTGAACGGCGCGCCGGTGATGGACGGCGCGGCCCAGGTCGAGTTCGTCAGCCCCTATGCAGAGAGCCGGTTGGCCGGCATCCGCTTCCTGCAGTCCGGGGACGTGATCTACCTGACGCATCGCGACGGCTTCAGCCCGCGGATCCTGCGGCGCCATTCGAACACCAGCTGGTCGTTCGAGGGGCTGTCGATGATCGAGGGGCCGTTCCGGGCCGAGAACGGCGACGACACCCACCGGCTGAGTTTCGCCGGGACGACGCTGACCGCCAACAAGGCGACATTTGACCCAGGTCACGTCGGCGCCCTGTTCCGGTTGAAACAGAACGACGGAAATCCGGGCGTGCGAAGCTGGGAGCCGGAAGAGCCGTCGATCCCCATGAACGCCGAGCGGCTGTCGAACGGCCGCGTCTATATCCGCACCGGAGGGTCGGACACGGCTGGCAATACGCCGCCCGTCCATGTTCGCGGGACGGTGTCCGACGGAAGCGCGGATTGGACCTATTGGCACGACGGTGCGGTGAACCTGTATGTGACGGCTTACGTCAGCGCGACCCAGGTGACGGTGGCGGCGCAGGGCAACGCCCCGACAGGCCTCGGCGGGGGGACCGCGTCCTGGGCGGAAGGCGCCTATTCCGATTATCGCGGCTGGCCCAGCGCCAACCCGGCCGTTCGCGAAGAGCGTCTGGCCCTGGCCGGGGCGGCGGCCGAACCGGACGTGATCGACCTGACCCGGACGGCCGGCTTCTCGGCCAGCGGGCTGGACTTCACCGCCGGGCTGGGCACCGGGCGGGTGGTGGACGACGACGCCGTGCGCCGCATCGTCGGCGGCGACCGCGACCGCATCGTCTGGATGGCGGGATCCTCGTTCCTGATCGTCGGGACGACAGACGGGGAGTTCCTGGTGACAGGCGCCACCCTTGACGATCCGATCAGTCCGTCCGGTTGCGTGGCGCGGCCCGTGAGCGAGTTCGGGTCCGCCGACGTCATGCCTATCCTGGCCTATGGCAGCGTCCTGTTCGTCGCGGCCGGGGGACAGACGCTGCGCGAATGCCGGGTGGAGCCCGACCAGACCAGCGGCGGACGCGACCTGAGCGTCATCGCCGAGCATATCGGGCGTCGCGGTCTGGCAGAACTGAACTGGCTGAAGCAGCCGGACAACCTGATCTGGGTGCGGCTGAGCGACGGCGGCCAGGCCAGCCTGACGTATCACGCGGAGCAGCAGGTTTACGGTTGGAACCGGCATGGCGTGGCCGCGCGCGACCTGCCGACGGAGACTGCCCCGCTGGGCGGCGGCATGGTGCTGGAAAGCAGTTGCGTCGTGCCCGGGATCAACGGCCGGTCACGGCTGTTCATGATCGTGCGACGCCAGAAGGGCGGGCAGACGCAGCGACTGATCCTGAGGCTGGCCGATCCCGGCGACAAGCTGTTCCTGGACGCCGCCGAAGCCTATTCAGGCCCGGCGCAGCGCGGTTTCAGCGGGCTGGATCATCTGCGCGGCGAGAGTGTGACGGTGATGGCGGCGACCGAGACGGGTGCGACCCC